GTAGCTGCGGGTAGACGTACAGGTAAGTCCAGACTTGCAGCATGGTTATTGATTGTTAATGCCTTACAGACTGACAGGGGTACTGTCTTTTATGTAGCCCCTACGCAGGGTCAGGCTAGGGACCTTATGTGGGAAACCCTAATGAGCTTAGGGCAGCCCGTCATAGCGTCCAGTCACATTAACAATTTACAAATAAAATTAGTAAACGGTGCTATGATCTCCCTGAAGGGTGGGGACAGACCTGAAACTATGCGTGGTGTGTCTTTAAGGTACTTAGTCTTGGACGAGTACGCAGACATTAAGCCTGACGTGTGGGAACAGATCCTAAGGCCAGCCCTAGCTGACCAAAAGGGCCATGCGTTGTTCATTGGAACCCCTATGGGGCGTAACCACTTCTATGACTTGTATCAGTACGCAGAACTAAGTGATGACGATACGTACAAAGCATGGCACTTTACCAGCTATGACAACCCTCTACTGGAGAAGGAAGAGATAGACACAGCTAAAAAGTCCATGTCCAGCTATGCCTTTAGGCAGGAGTTTATGGCTTCCTTTGAAGCCAAAGGCTCAGAGATGTTCAAAGAGGACTGGGTTACTTTTGCTGATAAAAAACCAGAACACTACGATTGTTACATCTCAGTGGATTTGGCGGGGTTTCAGGACGTATCTAAGAAGAAGTCTAAAAACACTCGTCTTGATAATACAGCCATTGCGGTAGTCTTTGTGAATGAAGACGGTTGGTACGTAGAGAACATTATCTACGGTAGATGGACTCTGGACGATACAGCACAGAAGATCTTCCAAGCCGTCAGGGACTACAAGCCAATCTCAGTGGGTATTGAGAGGGGTATAGCAAAGCAAGCGGTTATGTCTCCCCTAACGGACATGATGAAGCGTAACGGCTTCTTCTTTAGGGTTGAGGAACTAACCCACGGCAACCAGAAAAAGACTGACCGTATCATGTGGGCCTTACAGGGTCGCTTTGAAAATAATATTATACAGTTAAGCAAGGGAGAATGGAATAGTCGTTTCTTGGACGAACTCTTTCAGTTCCCCGACCCGCTAACTCACGATGACTTAGTGGACGCCTTAGCTTACGTGGATCAATTAGCCAAAGTTGCTTACGCAGGTGACTTTGAGCAGTACGATGATTTTGAAACCTTAGACTCCGTAGCAGGATATTAAATATATGGAAGATTACAACGAAGAAAACAAGCCGTTGATGATTGATGAGGCTTTGGAGGATTGGGTCATTACTAAATGTGACTCATGGCGGGATCACTTTGAAGCTAACTATGCACAGAAGTTTGATGAATACTATCGCCTTTGGCGTGGCATTTGGGCGCAGGAAGACGTAACCAGAGATTCAGAACGATCTCGTATCATTAGCCCAGCCCTACAACAAGCCGTGGAGAGTTCCGTTGCGGAAATTGAAGAAGCAACCTTTGGGAGAGGAAAGTTCTTTGACATCACTGACGATGCTAATGATCCTGACAAAGCTGACATTGTTTATCTTCGTAATAACCTGCATAAGGACTTTGAGAAGACTAAGGTTAGAAAAGCTGTTGCGGAGTGTCTTATCAATTCCGCTGTATTTGGTACGGGGATTGCAGAGGTTGTTCTTTCCGATGAAAAAGAGATGATGCCAGCCACCCAGCCCATTATGGGAGGGGATTTAACTGCTGTGGGTGTTAATATTGTTGACAGGACTGTCTGTCGCCTACGCCCCGTAATGCCTCAGAACTTCCTTATTGACCCCGTAGCCACCTCCGTGGAGGACGCTTTAGGAGTTGCTGTGGATGAGTTTGTCTCCGCACACACCGTTGAGCAGCTACAGGAAGCTGGGGTTTACAAGAAGTGTCACGTAGGTTCAGCAGCCCCAGACTTTGACATTGAGCCAGATCAAGACCTAACCACCTACGCAGACGACAAAGTACGTCTTACTAAATACTATGGGTTAGTACCTGCTTACTTGTTGGCTGACGCTCAGGCTCAGTTAGCTAAGAGTAATGATGACGACGACGATGACGTTGCTGAAGAAATCGTTGAGATGGACGGTGAGTTAGAGCTTGATTCAGAAGAGTACTACGTAGAGGCCATCGTGGTTATTGCCAATGGTGGTATTCTTCTCAAAGCGGAAGAAAACCCCTACATGATGCAGGACAGACCCATCGTAGCATTCCCATGGGACGTTGTACCGTCTCGCTTCTGGGGTCGTGGAGTCTGTGAGAAGGGCTACAACAGCCAGAAGGCGCTGGACGCAGAGATTAGAGCACGTATTGACGCTTTGGCCCTTACAGTCCATCCTATGATGGCTATGGACGCTACACGTATCCCCAGAGGCTCTAAGCCTGAGGTACGTGCGGGTAAGCTTATCCTCACCAATGGTAATCCAGACGAGATCCTAAAGCCCTTTAACTTTGGGCAGGTCAGTCAGATTACCTTTGCACAGGCTGACGCATTACAGAAGATGGTACAAACCGCTACAGGAGCCATAGACTCTGCGGGTATTTCAGGGAGTATTAACGGTGAAGCAACGGCTGCTGGTATTAGTATGTCTCTCGGTGCTATTATTAAGCGCCATAAGCGTACACTGATTAACTTCCAAGAGTCCTTCCTAATCCCCTTTGTAACCAAAGCTGCACACCGATACATGCAGTTTGACCCAGAGCACTATCCTGTCTCTGACTATAAGTTTAATGCTACGTCCACTTTGGGCATCATGGCTCGGGAGTACGAAGTAACACAGCTTGTGCAGCTCCTACAGACCATGAAGGCAGACTCTCCGTTGTATACGTCTTTGATTAGTGCAATCATTGATAATATGAACCTGTCCAACCGTGAAGAGCTGATGCAACGCCTAGAGCAAGCAGGACAGCCCACTCCAGAGCAGCAGCAGGCCCAACAAGCCACGCAGCAGGCTCAGATGGAGTTCCAGCAGTCTCAGACAGCGGCCCTCTCAGGGCAAGCTCAGGAGTCTCAGGCAAGGGCGCAGAAGATTGCTATGGAAACACAGCTTATGCCTCAGGAGCTTGAGATTGATCGCATGAAGGCCGTGACGACTAACTTAAAGTCTGGCACTGAGGACGACAAAGAGTTTGAGCGTAGACTTAAAGTAGCCGATATGCTGTTAAAAGAGAAGGCTATGAAAAAGTCTACACCTAACAACACTATCCCAATGCAACCGAGAGGGCCTAATGGTCAGTAACAGAGAACTAGAAGAAATTGTAGCACAAGTTAATCGTAACTTTGCTTTACTTTTTGAAAGACTGGAGGTTTTAGAAAGTGCCGAAGAAGAAAGACTCAAAGCTGGAAAGGGCGGGAGTAAGCGGTTACAACAAGCCAAAGAGAACGCCTAACCATCCAACCAAGTCCCACGTAGTCGTTGCCAAAGAAGGTGACACAACAAAGACAATTAGGTTTGGACAGCAAGGTGTGAGTGGTGCGGGTAAAGCCCCTACAACTGAGAAAGAGAAAGCCAGACGCAAATCATTTAAAGCTCGTCATGCGGCAAATATTGCAAAAGGTAAAATGTCAGCGGCTTATTGGGCCAACAAGGAGAAATGGTAATGCCAAAAGTAGGTGGAAAAAGCTATAGTTACGACAAAGCTGGTATGGCGGCTGCTAAGAAAGCAGCTAAGAAGACTGGTAAGAAGATGACAATGGCAGGTAAGAAGACTAAAAAATAGCTTGACTTTTTGTCTAAAATATGGTATAATATACCTGTACATTAAGTACACAACTTTAATCTGTCCTTTAAAGGAGAAACAGTGAACGATCAAGAATTTGAAGACTATACCAGAAGTATGCAAGAAATGTTCCGAAGCTCAGGCTGGGAGTATTTCTTAAACGATCTCAGAGGAAGCGTCCCAAACGTCAACTCCGTTGAGGTCACTAAAGACTTAACAGACTTATTCTTTCGTAAAGGTCAGCTTGCAATCATGGCTAATGTTCTTAACCTTGAAGCACAGCTAGAAAGCGTTATTGAAGAACGCAATAACCCACAGGACAACGATCAGGAGGAAGCCGCTTAATGCGTCTTCTTTTTGATTTCAGATGCCCTGACAATCACGTTACGGAGGCCCTAGTAGCCTCCGACGAGACAGAACACACCTGTGGTTTATGTAATAAAATTGCAACTAGAATCATATCTCCCGTTCGTTGCTCACTTGACCCCATTAGTGGGGACTTTGTAGGTGCTACTATGAAGTGGGCTAAACAACGCGAACAGAAGATAAAACTAGAAAGAAAGGCAAACTCGGAGTAGACCTTTCTTATACAAACCATGTCACTCCATAATACGTTAGTACGGAGATTTAATAATGGCTACACTCTTAGATGAGCGTCTTGATGACGAAGAACAACCAGAC